TCATTGTTGTCATACGAAGATATGAAAGGTGCTGGAATAGATAAGATTCGGCATTTGTTCCGTAACTACGAACGTGAACATATCTACAACTATGAAGAGCACGTTTCATTTGCTGAAGAGCTGGATGCATACGGGAAACTGCCAAAGACATTTATGGCCGTTGATCCGGTAAGCAAAAAGGATTGGATATGGGATGATGTGGTTCGTATGCGGACGCTTAACACCAAACAGTCGCAAAAGAAACGACAGAATCATATTTGCCCTCTTCAGTTGGACATCGTTGAAAGGCTGATTGAACGGTATTCAAACAAAGGCGAATTGGTATTTGATCCGTTTGGTGGTATTGGAACCGTCCCTTATTGTGCTGTCAAGTTAGGCCGTAGAGGTCTTTCTACGGAACTTAATTATGACTATTGGAAAGATAGCCTTACTTATTTGCGTGAGATTGAAATGGAAGTCGAGGCTCCTACTTTGTTTGATTTGATGGGAATTCCTGAAAGAATGACTGTATAAATATGCCAAGAATTAGAACTATAGTACCGGAATTTTGGGAAGATGAAAGGTTTTCGAACGTATCTCTTCCGGCTTGTCTGCTTTATATAGGCATGAAAAACTTTGCTGATGATAGCGGTGTCATTTTAGCTAATGAAACTATCATCAAGTCGAAAGTCTTTCCTGCCCGCGAAGATATTCGTAAGCAGCAGGTTTCTGGGTGGCTGCAAGAACTGATTGAAAACTCTATCCTTGTACCTTTTACATTCGAAAACAAAAGCTACTACGTGATGGACTTTTCCAGTGAGCGCATCGACAAACCGCAAAAGTCAAAAATTCCTGCAGAAGTAATAGAAAACGTTCTTTCGGGCAAAAAACAAAGCAATTCGGGAACATTCGCGAATAATCCCGAACAGTCGGGAATGTTCGAAACTACTCCTGCTGGAAAGGAGAGTAAAGGAGAGGATTGTAAAGGAGAGGAGGGTTATACGCGCGCAGGCACGCGCAACCCTGACCCCGAACCGGAGAAACCCAAGAATGAAAATTTTGAAAAGTTCAAGCAATGGATTGCTGCGAATGCTCCTAATGTGGCTAAATTGAAAGAGCCATTTACGGAAGAACAATTCGAACGGATAAAGCGAGATTTCCCGCTTCAGTTAATCCAGGACACTCTTGTCTCGATGCACAACTATCGAGAGTTGCTCAAAAAGTACGTTAGTGCAAACCTTACGTTCCGCAAATGGGCGAAACGTGATTTAGAAAAATATCAAGATGGACAAACAACAAGCAATACAACTGTTGTCACAGATAGACTCAACAACAGGCGTACTTCCTCCGGAACTGATGCCGAAAACAAGAGACGCGAGCGTGAGCATCTTGGGCACCTTGCCGATGCCATATTACAACAGTCTGCGGCCCAAAACAGTAAATGACGTGTTTGATAGCCCAAGCTGCTCTATAGCGGCTATGAACAAAGAATTTGGAGAGACGCATCTTCGTGGATTTATGGTAAAAGTCTTGAATGATTTGATAGATTTTTTCAATGTCGGAAAATCGATCGGAGCGGTGCAAGTCGCACAAACAGTTGATCTGATTATTGATGAATACTATTTCTTTAAGCCTGATGATTTCAAGCTATGTTTTAATCGGGCGAAAAAGGGATTGTATGGAAAGGTTTATGATCGGATAGACGGGGCTGTTATTTTAAAATGGCTTGGCCGGTATGAGAAAGAAAGGGGGGCTATGGCCATGGATGATAGTATCAATAATTCCAAAAGCTGGGATATACCGGAAGGCGATAGGACTTCTAAAACATTGGAACAAGCGTACCATGAGTTTAGGAAGTATGATTTTGAACGGAAATATAAGGGGTAAATATTAAAAAAACATCAATAATTAAAAAGAAGTAAATATGAAAAGTTATCAATATGAAGAAATTGTCTTTTGGCTATCATTCATAGCCTACCTGATTAGCCACATAGCCAGTTTTGATATTTGGGTACAAAATCTATTGCTTATCAATGCTCTTATAAATATGTGCTGTGCTATTTATTATGCTTATAAGCATAGAAAAGACGATGATTAAAAAATATGAATATAGATACTGAATTTAACGTAGGAGATAGCGTATGCTATCTGAGTGGGGATGACATTATCCATACAACTATAAGCAAAATAATCATCGAAATATCCTATACTGATGATAGTTTTCTTATGGTTTATAAGCTGTCAGATGGACTTAGTGTACCCAGAAATAATTATCCCAAATGGGATAAAAGACTTTTTAAAGACAAAGAGAGTTTGATAAAATATTTATCTGATTCATAACAAATAAACAGACAATGTTACAGGACAAAATAAACTACTCCATTGCACTGCTGCGTAAGTGCGAGAAGATGGCGCTTGATTATGATCCGGAGAATGGCTTTTATTTGGCCTTTTCCGGTGGAAAAGATAGTCAAGCACTTTATCACATCGCAAAGATGGCTGGTGTAAAGTTTAAGGCTCACATGAATCTTACATCTGTTGACCCTCCGGAAGTCATTCGGTTTGTGAAACAGAACTATCCGGATGTAGAGCTGATAAAGCCAACGATGTCGGTTTATGATATGGCTCTAAAGAAGCACTTTATTCCAACAAGGACGTTTCGCTGGTGTTGCGCTGAATTTAAAGAAATGTCCGGTGCAGGGAAAGTTACCTTGATCGGCATTCGTAAAACTGAAAGTGTGCAGCGTTCCAAACGTGAAGAAATTGAGATTAGCGGCCGTAAATTCAGCGGGAACTTCGACCAATTTTCTGAGCATAAAGAAAAGATGGTTACTTGTGTTAAAGGTAAGGACAAGATTCTTGTTTCTCCGATTATCCATTGGACAGACAGAGATGTGTGGGGCTTTCTGAATGGAAATGGAATAGAACACTGTTCTTTGTACGATGAAGGATATAAGCGAATAGGTTGTATTCTTTGCCCGATAGCAAACCGAAAACAAAAGCTGAAAGATATAAAGCGGTTTCCTCATGTTCGTAGGAAATGGGTACAAACAATTCAAAAACTCATTGATGCCGGATATATCAATCACAATTTTACCGATGCGGAATTTGGCTTCAATTGGTGGATAAGCGACAAGAGTTTCGATCAGTTTTATGCAGACGAAGTTCTACAACAGAAAATTCAATTTTAATAAGAAATGAACATTATGGATAAAACGAAATGCATCACTTTCGATTCGGCAGCGCAAGAAGCATTGCCGGATCATATTAAGGCTAAAATGAAAGCAGCTCGAGATAAGGCGAGATTAGAAGCATATCATAAGCAATGCCCTTGCTGGAACAGACACAACGATAGTTGCTATGATGATAATTGCTCTTGTGATAGAGATTGTGAGTATATGAAAAGTTTCAATTAAAAATTAAAAAACGAGGTTGCCCCCTTAGGAACAGCCTCGTTATAGGAAAATCCAAACTACTTATAGTATTTTTCTCTAATAGTAGTTTTAGGATGTTTTTTAGCGTAACTTTCAGTTACATACAAACCGGTTATCGCACTACGATACCGGTAATAAAATTTGGAGTATTTCATCTTGATATTATTTTAAAATTCATAACAAATTTAGGGGTAGGTGATTCATAGGCCAAATTTGAGAAGAATATATTAATTAACTCATGAATTATTATTATGACACTATAAAAAAATAACAAGCTATGACAGTTGGAGAACTAATTGCAGAATTGGAAAAGTACGATAAGAATTACGATGTAACCTATGGCTGCCCGGCGGATTCTATAAAAGTGGCTAATGAATGGGCTGATGATACACATACATTGGGACTAACAAAAAAGGGAATGAAGCTATATCTACAGGAGGAAGAATGAGATTAATTACAAAACAGGTTGCCAAGCTGGAAGAATTTGAAGCCAGACGGGAAAGGCTCGTTAATCGTGTTGCTAAGCTCGATTTAAAAATCGAAGAGCAAAAAGAGAAAATTTCCCAGTACTATAAAAAAACAAGGAATTAACGTTATAGCTAAAAAAGAGGAGATATTGCCAGTATCTCCTCCTGCTTAATTTAAGCATCTTCAACCTTAGTCTTGATTCGATCATACTTAATAAAGCCTAAGTTTATACGAAACCAAGAATGTGTGTACACTGTTGCAGAGGTTGTTTTTTGAAAAGGTTTGAAAGTTTCTGAAAATTTATTGGAAATAACCCCTGCTATTATTGATAACAGGAACTCTTTCATAACTTTTCATGATTTTTAATTTAACAACAGCTCATATCCAGTTGGACTTGAACCAACATATCCAGTTGTAAGATGGAGCTTCTCCATTCGGCCATGGATATAGACACATGCAAATATAGTGATTAAAAAGAAAAAAACCTTTCTCCCGGGAGAAAGGTTAAAAAAACGAGTCGAACTCTTTTATGCTAACAGGCCGGCAATCGCTAAAATTGTGAACAATAGCTTTATGATCTCTTCAGCAGAAGCATCTATCTCAACACGTGGATTAAATAGAATTTTCATGAGCAACATGATTTCAAGTTCGTGACTACCTATCTCTTTGCTTAGATAATCTAATTACACTCTGCTAAGTGCAACTGGTTGCAAAAGTAATAATCAAATAGTATTTACAATGAATAAAAAATAAACAAACTACAAATTAAATGCGGGCTCTGGATAAAGGGTTTTCGTACAGAGTGGTTCGGTACCGAAGAGAAATGGATTCCGATTAGGCTCATATCACGAAAGAAGTGAGTTAAGAAAGTCCTTGGTAATCCAAAGGGCTTTCTTTCTGTTCTTTATATCTTATATGAAACTAAGATATGAAAACGCAAAAATGTATAGCCTGTGGCTGGGAAACAGTTTCTGTGATCAAAACAGAAGAAGGATATATCTGCTATAACTGTTACTCTGATAAAAAGAACCCTCCAAAACAAAAGCAACACCATGATAACGAAGAAGCTCGGATTCAGTCGGAGTTTTTCAGCAAGGTTCCTTTATTCTTTCCTAATTTGCCGGATCGACTTCTTTTTGCAGTCCCGAACGGTGGCAGCCGGCATAAAATAGAAGCGGCTAATATGAAGCGCCAAGGCGTTAAACGTGGAGTGGCCGATGTAATCCTTCAGATACCGAAAAAGGGATATGCTTCTCTTTGTCTAGAGTTCAAGACATCTACAGGTAAACAGTCTGCAGAGCAAAAGGAATACCAACGCCAGGTTGAGATGGCGGGTAGTAAGTATGTGATTGTTCGGAGCGTGGAACAGGCTATCCGGGAACTGCAACTGTATTTAGGTTAA